CGCAGCTTCGACGCCATCAGCACGGCGCTCGGCGAAATCGTGGACCTCTTCTCTGTCACCGAATGCCGAAACTTCTTCAAGGCTGCAGGCTATGAGGCACAATAGATGCGACACGCTTTAGCTTATCCTCGGTTGTTGATTCGCATCGACCACACCTCTCAGGGTTACGCCTCAGCCGGGCCACTGCCCGAGAAAGGAGGTGAAGCGAATGTCCAAGACAACCAAAGTCGGGCGAAGCGCGGTTACTGGGCGCTTTACTACGGTGAAAACCGCTGTAAAGCACCCGCGTACCCACATCGTGGAAACCCGTAAAAAGTAAGCCAGCCTAGCTGTCTTATTCCGGGCGGTGTTTCTTCGTGGGAGTGCCGCCCGGTTTCTATTTCTGAGCTGACTCGCTTGTGCGAGCCTTGCAGCCCGGATCAGGCGGGATTTCAACAGGCTGCACAAAACCTCGTCGCCCCTTTTTCTGGTCTGTTTTCTTACTGGTGTCTAACGTGCCGAATCTATCACCTTCTCAACAAATTGAACTATCTATCGGCGGTCTTTGCACCAGATGGGCGCACTTGGAAGACGCCTTCTTCGATACCCTAAATTATTTCTTTCAGGGAGTAGACCCTCAGCGTTACGACATCCTCCGCAATGAACTCGAAATGCGCGACGCAATAAATCTCCTCAAACACATGTCGATTGATACGCCAATCGGCTCGACTGGATCTCACCTTATCAGCCTCTGCGATACGGTGAACAGCACGCTTCGCAACGATCGAAACCGTATTATTCATGACCCAATCTACAGGATCCATGGGTATGAACGTTACACCAACAAGACCTTCATCCGTAAACAGCCTAAACCAGTCAGGCTAGAGACGTTTGCCGTAGCCCGCATAAGCCCCGAATTGGTCAACGCTCTATCGGAGGCCATCCAAGACGCAGAGAAATACCTAGGGGCAATCACTCTCTGCATTGATGAGTTTCTTTATTGTGGCGGAGAGTCAGTCGAGGCGACTGTGGGGCTAGATATCGAAGCACGAGCCTTTGAGGCAACCATTGCTTCGTATATTGCAATGGCCAAGTCTTGAGGGACAAGGGAGTAATCATCCGGCGCAACCTCACCCCCCCCCTTGCGCGTTCCGGTAATGTTCCTATTGTTAGGCCATGCCCGAGGAATATTCGAAGTACCACCGCCACCCCGCAAAGCCGGTCCGCACGCTGCAGCACGCCGCCAACGACGGCCAGATTATCGCGGTCAATTGCAGCCTCTGCCGACGCCATATCAACTATCTGGCGTCAGATCTCGTGCAGGTTCTCAATCCCGCCAGGCCAGTCGACGCGCCGCCGTTCGCGTGCTCTCGGTGCGGAAAAGCCGATTACATGAGCGTAAAGGTCAAGACGCCATCCGCGGGCGATTATGGCCATCTGGTTATCCGACGCCTGCTAGGCGTGCGGAGTGTCTGGGAATGGGGCAACCGGCCGCTGGGTGATGAAGTGAAGCCGGATGCAGGCCGAAAGCGGAATTGACGGCTCAGCGGGCTTCGAGCCTAGCTCTTGCAATTTCTCGATCAGTGCGAAGATTTTCGATTTCAGCAAGTTCAAGGTTAGTGATCACCGAAAGTAGCGATTGCCAAATCACGCTGCCTGCCCAGCCAGCGGCCCGCGCTTGAGCAATTGCAGCGATCAACGCTGGCTCAAGGGCTTCCTCGCATTCCAGGTCATAGTCGGGATGGACTGGCGAAAACCTAGGCGGATTCATAATCAGCGCACTCCTATGGGACGCTGCTACAAGCCGTCAGACGCCAAATGGTTCCGCGAAGGCTCAGGCAGCATCCACCATCACAAGCTTGCCGTCCGGCAGCGGCCGCTGCAGTTCCTTCGCTTCCTCCCAGGGCGCCGACAGCCAGGTGTCGATCTCCCCGGCCGTGGTCAGGATTACCGGCATCGCCTTCGGGTGGATCGGCGCGACCACGGCGTTCGGCTCTGTCGTGAGGAACGCAAAAATGTCGGCCTCGACCTCGCCTTCTTTGACCTTGCGAACGCTGGTCCAGCGTGTCCAGATACCGGCAAAGACAAAGAGCGGCCGGTCCTCCGCTAACGCGAACCAATGGAGAGGTAGCCTCTTCGTCTCAGGGTCACGGTTTTGGCCATATTCCGAAAACTCAGTCGACGGCACTACGCAACGACTCTCCACGCCAAGCCAGCGCCGCCAATGGGGCGATGACACGTTGCGGACATTGGTCACGCCGCCATCGGCCTTGCCCTTGATGAACTTGGGCGGTGTTGGCATGCCCCAACGAGCACGGGCCAGCTCGCGCTTGCCGTCGCTATTGCGCACGATCGGCGCGGAGTAATCTGGGTAGATTTTCCCCGGCTCAAGGTTGCCGGCATGACTCACGACCGCACGCGTGAACTCCAATATGGCCTGCGGGCCGCTCGTGAGATTGTATAAGTTGCACACGGCGTTCTCCTTCTCGGCTAGCCAAGCTTAAGAACGCCTAAAACGCAAGGATGCGCCCTCAAAGCACCGGCACGAAACGGCGCTCCGGATCAGCCCGCTTTCCGAGAAAATCAGGCCAATAGCCGACGACTCTTTGGGTGATCTCGGCTTCTGTGATGGTGGTTAGCAGCAATTGGCCGCCGACCGTTGTTGCGGCAGTGCCAGGATAGTTCGGCATATCCGCCGGCTTCCGAAACGCTTGAAAGAAGCGATGCCCCACATTCTCAAGCCCACATTCAAGCGATTGATATGAAAGCCCGGCCGCAAGTTCCTCGCCATTGCCGCTGATCCACAGATCTTCCAACTCCTGCAGCACCATCGGCGCCATACCGAAATCGTTATCTCCGGTGGCAACGGCGAAGTTGCGGAAACCGAAACGCTTGCCCCACCCTGATATCAAGAAGAGTGACGTTGGCGGTAGCGGACAGGCTCGCCGTGACTTTAGAAGCGCCAGCCGCAGCTTATCTATCGCGTCGTCAAAATCCATCTCTGCGCACATGTTCGGGATAACGTATTCCGCCATGAAATTGCTTACCGGGATCGTTTCGCCACGCACCGTCACTGCGGCCCGCAAGCCCGGCAGCAGGATCGTCTTTGGCGACAGGCCAATCATGACGCCAGCCATATCGAGGATGAGAGTGTCGGACAAAATCTCAATTCGGTCGTCCATAACTAGGGAAATGGCGGCACTCACTTTTTGAGCTTTCTGCTAATCAAGCGCGCGCCGGCTCCTGATATCTGCGTGCCCAAGATCAGCGCATTAAGCCCGACGACTGCACTTAGCGCCGTGTTGGTAAACAGGAAGCCGCCGATGGCGACGCTCAAGCTAACCAGTTCCGCGTTGGCATAGGACGTCATTGCCAGCAGCAAGGCGCTGGCCAGGAATAGTTTATTGATCATTGGCATGGTTCTCCATCGCGCGGCGCGTGCGGCCGGCGCGTGATTTGTCTTTTAGTGTGGTGGTTGGTGTGTGGGGTGGCGCCCATTGCAGAGTGCCGATTTTTGGTTGCGCGACAACCGATTGCATGTTTTAGTATATGTGCTTGTATAATTAAGACGGGGCAAAACACATGACTGAAGATGCGATTGAAGATCCGCTTGCAGACTCTGTCGGGTCTGACGGGGTGCGAACTTGGCAGATATTTTTACGGAATGGAGACAAGATTGAATTTCGCGCGGCGTGGAATACCAATCAACAATTTTCGCCGGGAGTCTTTGTGTCGCATGTTGCTACCTGTCATCGGACTGGCGGTCGACCCGATATTGGGATAAACGTAGTTTATACATTTCCGAAGACTAATAACTCTGACGTCGGAGCGATTCGACTGGCGATCGATGTTATAGAGGTCGCAGCCGTCGTTCAGATTCCGTAGGGTAGAGACTGCGGCGCTATGCGGCGGCGATTTTGCTGCCGGTTATAGACATTCACGAGACCGAGCGTAGTCTGACCAACAAGGTAAGTCGGGGGGACCCAGTATTGCGTTCTTATTACATTGTCTAAATGCGCTTGGATCATCGCAATTGCGCTTGGACTGAATATCTGCCTAGCAAATCTTGCACGCGCTCAGCCAGTAGACGAAAACGCCCGCGGCGGCGATCGTGCCACTGAACGCCAGCAACAACCAAGCGCAGACATCAATCCAGCACCTCCGCCGTCCATTCAGGACCTGCTCCAGCGCATTGCCGGCGCGCTGGAGGCTGGGAATGACAAGCCAGAGTCCGATGCCGAAAGGGAGCGCGCTAAGCGCGATCTTTCTGCTCAAGAAGCCATGGCCAAGTGGGCCAAATGGATGCTGATCGCCACCAGTGCTAGCGTCATCATTGGCGGCTTTAGCCTGTTTCTTATTTGGCGCACCGTAATTTACGCCAAACAAGCCGCCGTGGCCGCTCACGCTACGGTCAATGTCAGCAAAGAAATTGGCGTCGCGCAAACGCGCTCCTATATTTCCGTAATCGGAGGGGGGTTTATTCTCAATAAAGGTGGGTATTCCGGCTTCATTGACGTGAGCAATAGCGGACATTCCCCGGCGGTTAATCCGAAGATTGAGGTCACAATAAATCTGGCGGAGGCATGGTTCGGCGGCGCAACCATGGGGGCCAAACCGCCGCATCGCGATATCCAGCCTTTCGTTGGTAAGAAGGATAAAATTCAACCCGGCGAAACCTCGCGTTTCTATTTCTTTTGGACAAAGGAACAAATCGCCGAAATTTTTGATCTCCTCAACCATGGCCGAAATACCGTTGTCCTCACCTGCAAGCTGAGTTCCGAAACCATCTATCCCAAGGTGGTTGATAAGGGGGCTTGGCAACTTACTAACTACCCCGGCTTCGTTAGGGTTACTGATGAAAGTCGTGTGGCTGAGGGAGTCTTGTACCCCCGCCAAAGCCAAAAGAAGTAATGCGGCCCCCGCCGCGCGAAGTCTCATGGTTCCGGCCTACTCAGCGCTGGACAATTCATGGTGATTTCCTGTTTTAGAGCGCGGTTAGACCGCGAACATGCTCAAATCGCTCAGGTCCGCGTCCTCATATGAAGACCGGCCCGACGCGCCCTGCGCGGCCCGCCCTATCGAGATAATCGCCGCAACGGCCGGATCTATCTTGTCAATCGAGCGCTCTTTCAGCGGGCGCCTGTTGCCGCTGGCGTCGGTATGCAGGACAACGTTTCCGATCGCCCAGCGCAGCATTGGATTGCCGCCATGGACTAGCCGGCGCTCGAACATGAGCGCCTCAAAGTCAATGACGGGCCGCGCGAAGGTGGCGATGTTTTGCGGAAACTCGGCAACCGGCAGGCCATCGTCCTCAAGGGATTTCATGATGTCCTGCGCATGCCACCTATCGAAGGCGATTTCCTCGACCTGAAACCGTTCGGCCAGGTCGCGGATATAGTCCTCGATCATGCCAAGATCGATCGTATCGCCGGGCGTCACAGTCAAGAACCCCTGATCGCGCCATAGGGCATAGGGGACGTTATCCGTTCGCCGGCGCACCGCACCCTCAGGACAAAAGGTCTGGACGTGCAACGCGTAGCTGTCATCGGCTAGCGGTACCGCCAACGATACGGCCGCCAAGTCGATGCGCTTGGCCAGGTCGACTCCGATCCATGCGCGCCGCCCCTCGATTGCGGTAAGGTCCAGTTCACCGGAGTTTTCATCCCAGACGTCTAACGACCATTCGGGGTTAGCCGCGCCATCAAGCCAGACATTCAAATGAAGTTGGCGGAACATTTCCCGATCCGCCGGCCTGTGTTCGGCTTCGCGCACCATCTGGCGCATGCCGTCGACGTCGGGATAAGGCGGATCGCACGAAAGGCCAGGGTTGACCCGATGCCAAACCGCCTCATCGCGCCAGTCTTCCTCGGGGTCAGCTTCGAACAGGATCGGGAGAAACGCATTGTCTTCGATCTGTCCGGTGGCGACCGCCTTGGCATATTTGTACATTTCATGGGCAATGTTTTCGTGCCCGATTCCGGCCGTGGTGGTGACAACCAAAAGGCTGCCAGGCGTCTTAACAAGGCCGGTTTTGATGGCGTCCCAAAGATCGCGCTTTTTCCATGCGTGAAGTTCATCGACCAGCGCAAAAACCGGAGTGCGCCCATGAGCCGTTGCCGCGTCGGCTGACATCGCACGATAGAACGCGCCGGATCGCTTGTGTGCAATCCGGTTTTTCGTGTCTTGAACTTGAAAGGCTTCGGCCAGCCGCGGATGCGCGCCAATTACGCCTTTCATTTCCTCCAAGGCTATGCGCGCCTGATCGCGGTCAACCGCTGCGCTAACCACCTGCGAACCCGGAATCCGTTCCGGCCCCAAGTGCAGCATTGCCAGCGCGGCGCCCAGCGTGGTCTTGCGGTTGCCGCGTGGGATTAGTGCGAAAACGGTCTTGATCCGTCGCGTGCCGTCTGGCTTTGTGTCGCCATACACCTTGCGGAGAATGCGCTCCTGCCAGCGGTCCAATTGAAAGGCCCGCTTAGTGGCCGTGCTCTTTGGATGGCGCAACGCTTTTAGAAACTTGACGGCGCGTTCGCCTTTTCCGTGCGGATCAGGAATGATGGAGTCGTCAAAAACCCACGCGGGATAGGCAGAAACATTTCTGTCCGAAATGTTTCCTTCAGATATCGCCAAGGGCGTCGTCGTCATCGTCACCAGGCGCGCCCCCTTTGTTCTTTGTTCGGCTTGCAGGCGTCAGACCTAGCTCCGCGGCTAGCCGGCGGGCGGCCTCGATCGCCTCTTTAAGGATGGTTGTTTCAGGCCGGCGCTTAAGGTCGCCGCTTACCGAAACCATTGTCAGCCCTTCGGCTTGCAGGATCGCTTCGGCCTCCCGCTTGCGCGCAACGCAAAGGCAATAGTCCTCGACCGTCCCCAATTCGTGCGCGGCAATTTTCCGATCGGCGACTAGCTGCGGAACCACGCGCGCCCATTCGGCGCGGCCGTGCGGTGGCAACCAACGCGGCGCCGGCGGCGCTTTTGATAGCGCCCCGTCAAGCGAGTTGATTTCCGGTTTCCTGCCCCTGGCCATGGCTATTCCCAATCGTAAGAGCGGAAATTGTCGAGCGTCGATTCCGCACCATGTGGAACGCTCATCATGGAAACATCCGAAACGGATTCGCGGTTCTCGAAATAGCTTGACGCGATCTGCAGGATCGCCTCACGAATTGCCGCCGGCACGTCGGCCGCAGTGGCGCCATAGCCTGCGACATACCGAACGCGGACGGCATTTATCGTGGCCTTCGGCGTTGGCCACCCGCTTGCCGCTGGCGCAATCCAGCCCGGCACGCTGTATGTGTCGACCTCATAATCCGTGCCAGCGGTCAAGGTGACTTCAAGGCCGGTATCCGGTGCGACGTATTTGACGGACGTGACGGACTGCAGCCGCCCAGCGGGCAGCTTAAGAGGGCCGCGCGGGAACGTGTCTAGCACCAACTCGAACTCAGTCGATATGAACGGAAACCCTAGATAGCGCTCCGCATATTCGCGGGCCGCTGTGATCTTCTTCTCAATGCCAGCGTCTTCATCGGCGTATTCGATGCGCGCGTGACTCTTAAATTCAGCGACCGTCACCGGCTCGACGGCCGGCGCGGTTATCGTGATGACAGCCAAGGCGGCCTCCTAGGTTAAAATTCCTATTTAGGATGAATACAGAACGTCTCTACCCCGCTGGTCCAGGCCAAACGGCGAGAAATTGACGACCGCCCCCCGGTTGTGCGAAGCTTTGAGAATGGGAAACGAGATGAAAGTATTTCTTCGTTTGGTTCTCGTGCTGTTCGCGAGCACGATAGCGAACGTGTCCCTGGCTTCGGACAAGGAATGTCTTTCTCCCCACACAAAATATGATGTGTGCAAAGCGGCTAGAGAGATCCAAGAATCGATGGCGCCAATGCTTCCCATGACAATGAATGCAAACATGACGTTGACTTCGGTGGCTGCTATTGGCCCTATATTTGCCTATTACGTTAGATGGACGCAAACATGGCCTGAGATCGAAGCTGCCATGCAAAACGCTGGCACGACAAAAGCCGCGCTTCTACAGATGATGGATGCACAAACAAACGCGATTATTTGCGGGCAGGAAACTACTGCTGCATTCATCGGTCTCGGAGGAACGGTCCAGTACCACTACATCACATCTGATGCAGTCCCCGTCACCACTACAGTAGTGTCTTCGTGTCCCTGAATTACTCAGCACTGTAGACGCCCGAACGCACCCTCACTCTTGATCGCCTTGCGCCTGTTGCACGTGTCGTGAAATGGCTGCCAATTCGATCGGCGCCAAAACAGTTTCATGTCGCCTTTCGGCGCCTCTATGTGATCCACCATGTTGGCAGCACGACCGCAGCCACAAGCGCATAGCGGGGTGCCAAGCGCTGCCAGCCATGCCTTGGACTCCTTGGCCCACTTGCCATCATAGCCGCGCTGTGCGGCGCTCCCACGCGCCAGGTCACTAGCCTTCTGGCGTGCCTCTGCATTGCGCTGCTGACAGTCGCATCGCGTGCCCTTCGGCACTGCATAGCCGCACGGACAAATGACATTCGGCATGTTCAATTCCTCTTTATGAAAGGGGCGACCATCATCCCGATGGCCGCCCCAGTGCGGTTCGGCAGAACCGCTTTTGCGCGTCGGACATCACCCCGACACTTGGCCACCCATCAGCACGCTATGACCTTCAGAAGGTGGCGGCTCGTGCTGACAGTTAAGGATTGACCCAACCCCAAGGATACGCCGCCGGATTGGTTAGGATACAGGTCGCGAAGCGGCATGGCCCTTGACCACGACGGCGCCGGCCGCAATGGACGTGCCGCTGTTCTTTGTGATCACGGTCCGGATATATCGTTTGTTGCCAATGTAAGACTGTTTGTAGACCGTGCTCGCCGCAAGGGCTGCAGGCAGCGTGCCGATCAAGTCGGCCGCGGCAACGTCGGCAAAGTCTTCCGACGTTGTGGTGTCGGATTCCTGCAGTTTCGCAGTGAAGTTGCCGCTGGATACGATGGCGCCGGTGTTGACGACTAGGGCAGCAGAGTCGAAGCCCTTAAGGTCGATGGCGGCGCTGGTGTCGGTTGCGGCAAGCACCTGCGGCACAACGGCCGCCACGACGCCAATATTATGCGAAAGATCGCGCATGGGTATTCCTTTCAAAAGGGGAAGCGGGCCGCCGAAGCGGCCCTATAGGATGTTCCGTATGGAAACGGCTTACGATTCAGCAACGCGAAGCTTGCGCAGCGCCTCAGCCATGACCAGATCCGCACCAACGCGGCGACGCGCATGGAACCGGACCTTTCCGGTGGTGGCCTGAGTGTAAGGATCTCGCAGCATCGACATCGCCACGCGGTCATAGACGCGGTAAGCGCGGTTGACGTCGCCGAACAGGATCGGAAATTCCCCGGCGCCGATGTCATCCATATCGACGGCTTCGACAATCGGGCGACCAAGCAGCGTTTCAGGCTGGCCAGCCTGATAGCTCGGCTGCCAAAGGTAATTGTTGGTTGTGTCCTTCAGCTTGCGAATTGCTGCAATGGTCGTGCCGTTGGCCATCCACACGCCCTTATTCCGGTAGTAGGCGGGTAGGTCATACATGAGCGTGATCAAGCTATCGGCGGTGATCAGCGTTGCGTGACCGCTCGCGACATCGGTAACGCCAGCCGCGGCCATTATGCCGGTTGGTTTTTTCACGCCATTGCCGGAAACTAGCGCAACACCTTCAAGCCGGCCGAATTCTTCCGCCAAATCGCTGGCCACTTCGGACTCGACGTTTACCGCGGCGTCTTCGAGGAGCTGCACAGAAACATCGACATAAGCCGCCATTTCGTGAACCGGAATTTCGACCTGGCCATAAGCGGATTCGGTTTCGGTGCGCGTCTCGGTTTCGCCAACCCAATTTGCGGTCGGCGTCCCGGTGCGCTTTGGCAGGATAACCGAACCCCGCGACGTGGAACCAACGCGGGCCGCCTGCCGGACAGGCGAGAATTCAACAATGCCCTTTAAGATTTCCGTGGAAAGCTCAGCGGGAGCCAGATAGCCGCCGCGGGTGTCATCGGCAACGACCAGCGATTTTACTTCGTCGGCTGGCATACGTTCGGCGCCATATCGCAGGAAGCCTTCAAAGGCTTTGCGCTCCGGTGTCGGCTCATTGTCATTGGCTGCCTTGCCGATGATAGCCGGCCGCGCCAGCTTCGTTTCAAGTTCGGCAATGCGACCGGCCAAGCCGTTGTCGTTGGCGGCCTTAGCCTTCACCTCAGCGACGGATTCGGCAAGCGCGGCAAGCGCGGCCTTGACCTCATCAACCGGGTTGTCAGTGGCGGATTTGGTTTCGAGTTTATGAGCAAGATTGCGCATCTAGATTCCCTTAATTGTCTGATTGGTTTTGTTGATCGCCGCGACCAATGCGGCGAAGTCCGTGCCGCTATTTTTGACGGACGTGACGGTCGCGGATTCGTTCATCGGAAACGTCACAATTGACGCCTCCCGAAGTTCGATTTCGTGGAGAAGGCGGGCGCCTTGTTTGCGGTCCATTTCGTCGCGGATTGTGCGGAATCCGATGGAGATTCCATCAACCGCCTCAGCCTTCATGAAGGCGTAAACCTCGCGGCCCTTGACTGTATCAAGGAGGATTCTGCCCTCGGCTCGCAGGCCAAAGGCGTCCTCTTCAAATTTGGTCCATACGCCAATCGGCTCCGTCGTGTCGTGCTGCCACAACATCTTGACCTTGCGCGCCGGGTACTTCTGCAGGCTGCTTTTGAACGCGCCAGGCATAACGATATCGCCGCCGCGGTCTTTGACTCCGAACACACTGGCATAACCAGAGAACGTGCCGTCTTCTGCGATCGCCTTGATATCAAGCTCAATCGCGGCGCCCTGTGTGGTGGTGGTCATGCCGCCGCCTCCGTTGTGGGTTGGTTGTCGTTGGCGGCCGATGGCGCCGTGTCGATCGCCGGATTTGCGAACACCTCGCCGCCGTCACGTGGCGCCATGCCAAGCCAGTCGCGCGCTTCATTAGGATTGAGAACGCGCGCCGTGATCAATGTGCTGATAGCGGTTGCGCGTGCCGTTAGGTCGGCTTGGCTGGTGTCGTCGATGTCGAAGGCGAACCGAAGACCGGAGCGCCGCTCGGCTTCCGTCAGGAGCGCGCGATTGAACGCGCCTTCTAGAACGCGCAGCCATGGGATAAGAGTGTATTGAATAAACTCTTTCGCCTGTTGCTCTGAGTTTCCCCAGGTGTTCCGCGTCAATTCGTACAGCATGCCAGGCGGAACCCGGAATGCCCGCGCGATTTCAAGGATCTGGAATGTTCGGCTAGCCGTAAACTCGCCGTCGACGGACGTAAGCGCCATCTGTTGATAGGTCGCGCCTTCATACAGGACGGCCGTTTTGCCGGCGTTGGCCTTGCCGCTAAACGCGGCCTTCCAACCTGCCAACATGGCCTTGACGCCATCCGTACCTAGCTTGTTTGGCGTCTGAATAACCCCGCCAGGTCGCGCGCCGTTTGTCCAAAGGCCATTGGCATAACCCTCCATAGCCGACGCCGTGGCGATGGCACTACGCGCCATTGTGAGGGGACATTTTGTAAACGGGCCGCGGACGTGAAGGATGTTCTTTGCCGATGCGAATTGCCCATTAATCCGATAGCGCGGCTCGCCTGTCTTGTCGTCATAATCAACGGCAATTATTCCGTCGCGGTAGATGATCAGTTCGCGCGGCTGGTCGTAGACCTTGGTTACATAGGCAATGCCGCCCTGGTCCTTCGTCAATGCGCCGGCGACCAGATCGCGGATAAGCTCAAAGCCCGATGTCCAGCCGTTCGCCTGTCCGGTAAGCAGCGCCAGCGCCGGGTGGTCGGATACGTCTTCCTCAGCGTCGCCAACCTTGCGCTTTAGCTTGATGTCCAGGCTTGGCGCCGCCTCGGCAATGACGCGGACCGCAGCCGACACGGCAGGGACGGACAGCGCTTCCGCGTCGCTGATTGTCGAGCCGGCAGGCACCGCGCCGAACAGTTCGAGAAGTTCGGCGGTTGGATCGCCAAGTGATTTTTGCTCGGCCACCACGGGCGGCGCCGCAACAGGCGTTTCTGATCTACTGAATGGCCACATCGGCAGCCTCCTTTACAATGGACTGCACAATGCTGCCGATTGGAATCACGATCGTCGAAACGTCGAATTTCAGCCTTGGCACGTCGCGGTCGGAAATGATGCGAGGCGAGCCGCATGCCCGCCTCATGACGGCCGGTGCGACTAGCAAGGCGTCTGCGGCCGGTGGCGTCCGCAGATTTTGAGCGGCGGCTGCGATAGCCATCAGCCATGAGCGGCCGGCTCGCTCCAGTTCAAAAGCAATGCGAAGCACTGCGACGTCTTGGATGCTAAACCAGCGCCTGCCCTTGCGCTTCTCCGAGAACAGGACGTCGAGGGTCCGATTGCGGCTGATGATGACGTCTAGATGTTTGCGTGAGAGGCCGACGATTCGCGCGGCCTCGGCGACTGTGAGGTCGCGCGTTGTCCAGGCCATTGGGCGGCCTCCTACGATGGTTAGAATTTCGAAAAGGCAAACAAAAAGCTGCGCCAGTGAAGCGTCTTGCGTTCAAACTGGCGCAGCTTTTACAACCTCGCACCGTTGCAGGACGCGCCGGCGCGGAGGCGATCAACCCACTGTGCGAAAGCGGGGATCAGTGAATTGATGGTGAGTAACCGCGCGCGGCCACCCACCGGCCGGCGCGGTGAAGCGCGCCGAAACAGAAAAAGGCCGCATCGCTGCGACCTTTCCCATAAATACCCTTTGGCGTGCTGAAATGGGGTACCCCAACCCTATGCGGCCCTAACCCCGCGCCAATATCGATCAACGATTTCGAAGCCGTCAAATATGCGTGCCCGCGCCTCGCCCTTGGCGCCCTTCACGCCGGCGCCCAGCAGTTTGCCGATTTCTTCAAGGGTGAGTCCATCAAGAACAGACCATTCAAACGCGGCTAGTATTTTCGGAACAAAGCCCAGCCTTGCGCGGAGGTAGGCCAAGTCCCGTCCCGCATCGATTGCGGCCAGCAAAGGCCAGTCGCCATTCCATGCCTTGGGCACTGGCTTGGCGTTCTGGCGCGGGGCGATTGCCACGTTTGCCTTCCGTCCCTCCACCTGTTTCACACCCTTGTCGCGGCCGCTCTCGTCCTGATCGCGCAGGAGGTAAAGGTCATCAAGCGCCTGGCCTTTCAGTTCGGGCAGATGCGCCATGTCGCTCAACTCTCGATAGCTCTCCGCAAGGCGGAGACAGTAGGCGTTGCCTTCAGTCTTAAGAAGCTTGGCTAGAGGCCAATCCTGATTATCGTTCGCGGCCTGGCCGCTGTACTTGCTTGATCCGATGCGCGCCGCCTGCGAGGCCAGCCGCCATTCTAGTGTAGGTCCATCCTCGATCGCCTTGCCGCGGGCTGCGGGCTTTGTCCGCGGTGGTGTCCAGTCATTGGCCGGTTCAATGATTTTCTGCAGCGTATGTCGGCGATCGAAAACCGCCGGGTCCTTCAAATCCATGTCTTCACCCATGGTTAGTGTGTCGTCGTACCGGACAGGCCGGCGGCTAGTGGGTGGCTGCATAAAAGGAAATAGTAATTTCGCTGAATTTCCGCCACTATATTTATGCGGCCAGCTCAACTAAAAGCGGCGCATATCCGAAATTCGTCAAGTCCTGCTGTCCAGCTTCTTGCAAACATCAAGAAGCTCATCCCCGCTACGGACCGCTTCACCACTTATCAGCCTCTACACGTTACACGCGTTACATACACATACACTACATGTATGTGTATGTAACGCTGTGGTGTAACGCTTGCAGGCTATGATGTGGCCGCGTGACAAGGCGTTACAATTGTAGTGTTATGTAACGCTCTGTAACGCTGGTCTAAGATCAAATTTCCCATCAATCTCGATTAAAAATTCATCTGTCAAAGCGGCCCTCTGCCTTGAAAACCTTTGTCTTTTCGTGCCGTCCTTTATATCGCCAGCCGCTTCATAGACCGCGGCCCGCCACTGATCTTCAGTCACAGGCGCATTGTCGTTGGCGGCAATGGCGGCCCGTAGAACCGCAGTCGCCTCGCCAATCGCGCGGCTAGCCTTTTGTAGCGGTTTTGTCACGCTCGGCGGTGCGCAGGGCACAAGAACCGGCGCCGTGGTGGCAATGCCATCGTGCTCGGCGAGCGTGACCGTTTCCATTCGATAGGTGCGGATCGGCCTGTCTGCCGACTCGTTGTTCTTCATCACTTGAGCCGTTGAAACGTCCCGCTTGCGGGTGATGAGGATAGACATATCGGCAGCCGCCTGTAGTTGCCCGCCGCCGCGCATGCGCTTCTCTCCGCTCACTGGCGTGTGGTGCACCACGACCACGGTGCAGCCGAACGTTTGGCCGTCATGAAAATTTCCGCACCGCGTCGCGTCCGTCAGATTAAACACGGCACGCGCCATCCCGTCGGGGCTGGAATCGCTTACACTCATCGCCGCCGCCAGGGTGTCAATAACGACAACTTCAATGCTGTCATCCAACATCAGGTTGGCGGTTCGCAAAATCGCGCGCAGGGCATACGGCTCGGCTAAATCAATCGGTCCGTCATAAACCAATACGTTGTCAAACGGCTCGCCGTCGTGGTGTTTGATGAACGCATCAATGCGCCGCTCAACCTGGCCCGCGCGTTCGGCCGCGATGTAAAGCACGTTTGACCGATACGGCAACGTGCCGCCGTCAAAGTCCAGACCAGCCGCAAGCCGGCATGTAACGTCAACAGCAAAAACGGACTTTCCAGCCTCAGAGGGTCCGTAAATCACAAGCAAGTCATTAGTCGCAACCCAGCCAGGCATGCGCCAATACTTACGAATATCGCGGCCTTCGCGGTTGTGGATCTTCAAATTGCTGGATATTTCAGAATACAAATTTTGATCTGTATCAAAATCTGACCAGTCAACACTTGACAAATTTGTCATAATGCCCTATTCTCCTTTATGTGTAATTGAACAATTTGCCCGCCCTGATTTTTCAGTGGCGGGCTTTTTTTGGTTAGTCGATAGTGTCTTCCGCTTCCCTGGCTGCGAACTCGGCCATATCTTTCCGCTTCGCCGGATCCTCGATCCGGATCATTCCTTGAATAACCATAAGCGAGGCAGCCCCGTCAGATGGAAGGCCCACGGCCATCAACTGGCTGATCGCATCCTCAATAATTTCGCGGGCCTTCTGATTCTTGTAGTCGCCGACCTTCATGCTGCAGCCCTCGCCTGTACCTTTGTCCTTATCCACGCCATCACCTCAGAGCGAACAAACGCCACTCGCCTGTCGCCAAGCTCTACGGCGATCGGGAATCTGCCTTCGGCGCGGTAGCGGTTGAGCATCGTGCGCGACATGCTGGTCATGCGGCAGGCGTCGTTCAACGAAACCAGCGTTGGTTCATTATCGTTCGCGGCTTTTTCCAATTTAATTTCCTTCCGGGGTTGACAGGTTTGCAGGAAATGGTAGATTGACATCAGTGCTTCAATTGGGCTATCTGTTGATTGCTTACATCAGAGATGCCAGTCTGAAATCTAGTTGCATCTTACAAAAATGTCAACATGGCCGCTTTGGCTATTGGCAGTAGTCTGCCCATTCGCCCATCAGAGCGCGCCGCCGCTCCAAAGCATCCGACCGGGCGTAAGACCTTTCAACCGCATCGCCAACCGCATGACAGAGCGCCGCTTCTGCTATTTCGCGGGGCGCATGCGCGACTTCGGTTGCCCAATCGCGGAAGGTCGATCGGAACCCGTGAACCGTATAGGCGGCCGCCCCTGCCGATTTCAGCGCCTTTGCCAAGCTCATATCGGAAAGCGGCTTTCCGGCGCGCACGCCGGGGAAAACAAGATCGTTTACTGATTGCGCTTTCATAACCTTTAGCACCGCCAAGGCCGCGCCTGACAGCGGCACGCGATGCGGCTTGCCTCCCTTCATCCTTATGGCCGGAATCGTCCAGACGGCCGACTCTATGTCAATCTCCCCCCATGTCGCGCCTCGGGCTTCCCCACTGCGCGCCGCCGTCAATATGGTGAACTCCAGCGCCCGCGCCCCGACGCCCTTGATCTTTGCCAGCGACCGCATGAAGGTCGCCACATCTTCATGCGGCATAGATGCGTGATGACGGGCCGCGACAAGCGCGTTCGGCTTGTGCAGCACATGCTCAAGATTGCCCTTCCACGCGGCTGGATTGTCGCCGGTTCGGTGTCCATCGACGCGGCTCGCGTCCAGAACGCGCTCAATCGATTCCCGCAACTTTTCGGCGGTTTCCTGCTTCACACCCCAAAGCGGTTCCAAGACCTTTTTGATGTCCTGAATGTCAATGTCGCCGATCGGCCGCCCGCGTATCGCAGCGGCATGGTTATTGATTGCGTTCCGCCATCGCGCCTCGGTTTTCGCGCCGCGCCATTTGCCAGCCTTGACGGCGCGGTCAATGAACTTGTCGGCATAGGCTCCAAACAGGACCACGGCAGGCGTAGAAGCCTCGACTTCGCGCTTGTCGCGAATCGGATCGACTCCGGCCCGCACCATTGCACGCGCCTTCTGTGCCGCTTCCCGCGCATCTGCCAGACTAACAGAATGAAGCGGGCCTATGCCCATTTCACGCCGTCTGCCAAACAAGGTGTAGTTGAAGATCCAGTACCGGCCGGTGCCCTTTGTGACCAGCCACAGACCACCACCATCACGCAGCTTGAGCGCCTTGCTTGCCGCGATTCCTTTGACCGTCAGGACGTTTTTTGTATGGCTCCCCAT